AATTCGAGGGCCCACGCCTCGATCGGCACGGGGGCCACGCTGTTCAGGGCGCCGACGTCGTACTTGCCGGGGGCGACCTGCTCGGCCCCAATGCAGGCCAGGAGGTCGCCGGACTGTTCGGCCGGGTACTCGCCTGGGAGGCTGCTGGGGTTGGGCAGGTTGGGGTGCTGGATGCCCGAGCCAGGGCCGGAGAGCTTCTCGCGCAGGAAGTCGCTGGCCGTCTCCGCGACGTCGCGCATGACCGGGTCGCAGTGCCGGGCCAGCAGCTCGTGCAGGTTAGGCGTCACCGTCAGGCGGTTGGACATCTGAACCCCCTCGAAGCTGAAGGCCTTCACGCAACAGCGGCGCCGCATGCTGCGTGAAAGCTTCGGCGGCGGCCTCGAAGCGCTGCACGGCCACCTCCAGGTCCTCGAGCGCACGCACGTCGTCCGGACGATCGTCAGGCATCCCTTACCCCCCAGGTCAACACCAGGACTTTGCCGACGATGCTGCGCTGGGGCTGTCCGTCGACCACCGTGACTGCTTCCTGGTCCACCTGTTGGCAGGCCGTCAACGTGTAGTGCCCAGCTCGGATACCCCACGCGAATTCTTCGAGCCAGTTGGCTGCTTCCTGTTGCTGCTGTGGGTCCATGCTTACCCCCTCAAGCCGTTCGGCGCCTGGGCCACGAAGACCCACGCAATCCGTTGGGTGCCCACGTCGGGAATGTCCCCCAGCGGCACGAGCTGCACCGGACCGGGTAACTCCCCTCCGGAAACCTCCAGCACCAGCCCGGGCGTGCTCAGGGGGGCCGACCAGTGCGCGATGACCTTCCAGGTCGGAACCGCGATGTCGGCCCCGATCTCCGCGCGTTGCTTGGCGCTCATCTGGAGGGCGAAGCAGGGCCACCCCTCGTGATCGTCGCCGGTGCCCGGCAGCTCGGGCGTGGGGTCCGGCGCGGCCAGCGTGACCGGGTTGCCGTCGGCGTCCAGGTCGGGCGCTGCTGGACCGTCCTGGGCGGTGGTGCCCCCACGCTGGAACACGCGCAGGCGTTGGCCGCCGAGGTCCTCGTACAGCTCGTCGAAGTCCGGCCGGGTGCCCTGGATCTCTTCGGTGATGGCGCCCTTCACCTTGAGGCTCCCACGGCTGGCTTGGGCCGGGGCACGCCCGCCGCGTACAGGGCCTGCCAGGCGCGGGTGTGGTACTCGCCCGCACTGATCGTCAGACCCTCGGCGAGCGTCTGCCCATCCGGGCCGGTGGGCCGTTCGATCTCGATCACGTCCACCTTGATCCTCTTGGCCTTGGCGGCCGGTGCGCTCACCCGTGTGGTCGAGGCCTTGCCCTCACTGGCCACCGCGAGCGCGTAGTTCATCACCGCGCGCCGCGCTGCCCGGTCCTGTGGCGTGCTGGGTTGCAGCTCCACATGCGCCCGCTCCAGCAGCAGCTCCGCCCAGTCGAGAGCCTCCTGCACCTGGTCCTCGCTGACCGCCGGCGCCCCTGGAGCAAAGGCGGCTACCTCCTCCGGCGTGACCGTCAGCATGGGCTACTTCCGGACTTCGGTGAGGAACTTGTCCCGGACCATCTGGTCGGTCCAGCTGTCCTCCAGCACCCACATCGGCTGGCCGCCCCGACGCAGCACCTGGCGCGTCTCCGGGTGGATGTAGCTGCCAGTGCCCTTGGGGTTGCTTTCGTTCACCTGCACCCGGATCTTGCCCGTGGTGTCCTCGGGTTCCTCCGGATCCTCGCCGGTGAACTCGGCCAGCTTCTTGTCGAACTCGGCCTTCTTTTCCTCACCTCCTTTCGCGAGCTCAAGCAGCTCGTCGAGTTCGGTCTGCTTCAGGCTTTCGGGCACGTCCGCACCGTTGGCGCCCTTGATATCGAGCACCGTGTCTTTCTTCGCCATGTGGAACTCCTGTCAGGGAAACAGCCCCACTGTGAGGGCTGTCGAGAGGCGCAGGGCCGGGGCTTACTGGCGCTGGATGGCCTGGAAGCTGCTGTCATAGGGCTTGCCGAACCCCGTGTTGATCGTCTGGACCCATTCCTGGGTCTGGTTGCTGATCCACCGGGCCGTCTCACTGATCTGCGAGCCGTTCTCGATCACCTGTTCGAGGCCACGGGCGGTATTCCAGGCCATGAGCGTCTTGGTGGTGTCCAGGATGCTGCCCTTGAGAGCCAGGCGCAGGGGCGTGCCATCGGGCATGGTGTAGTCGCCGGCGCCGTACATCGCCAGCTGGTCGGGCGTGAGCACGCCCGAGTTGCCGGGGTAGCGCAGGGCCCGCACCCGCTTGATCTCGCTCAGGTCACCGACCACGCGGTTCATGTCGAGGCTGTCGTTGTAAGCGACGTCCATGAGCCACTCGTCGAGGTTCTGAGCAGTCCAGTCGGCGGGGTTGCTGGCCGAGAGGATGAAGCCGTTGCCGTTGCCGTCGCCACTGGCGGCCGTCGCCAGGGCCTGCTTGATCAGACGGCGAGCCTCGGCTTCGTTCAGCTCCTGCACGAGCAGCTGCACCTTGTCGATCCGCATGCGGCGCAGGATCTCGTAGGAGGCTTTGATGCGGGTGCCGTACTTGAACAGCGACACCGCACGGTCAGACGTCGCGATGGTGTAGAGCGGGGGCTCCGCACCCTCTTCCACCCGACTGGCCTCGCGGTCCTTGTCGCGCTCGGCCCGCTTGATGGTCGCCGTCTTCCACTGGTCGGCCCCGATTCCGAAGGTGATGCTGACCAGCTCCTCGAGCGTCACCACACGGCGGGGCAGGCCGACGCGCTGGTCCACGATGCCGCGCATGTCGGTCGGAAAGACCGTGTCGCCGGGCGAGGCGGGGACTGTGCTGAAACCATCGGCCGCCTGCATCCCCAGGCCGCTGTAGAGCCACTCCTGGGCCAGAGCCGGGAACAGGACCGACGCCCCCGAGTAGGCGAGATCACGGTCGTTGGTGTCGGCGAAGACGTCCAGGGTGTGGGCGTGCAGGCCGGAGAGGCGAATGCCGCTATGAGCGAGGACCTGCTGGATGGGGCTGACGCCCGCGCGAGTCGCCTCCTCGCGCAGGAGGCCTTCGCCAATGTCGCCGGCCATGTAGAGATCCATGAGATGGGCGTTGACGTCCACGTACTGCAGGTTGCCGGGACCGGTGCGGGTGGCGTCCTGAATCAGTTCGGCCGAAAGCTGGTCGAGTCGGTTAATCATGCTGAATTCCTCCAAGAAATAGCGCGCGCCTAGATAAGGCGCGCGCTATTCAAGATTTCCTCTACTTTACTTTTCCGAAAGCCCATCCCCAATTAGATGGAGCAATTAATACATAAACTTCGGCCTCTTTGACTCTTCTTTTAATTATCTCCTTTACTTTCTTACGCATATCAATTACATATTGCCTAGAATTTTCAGGAGGCTCAATTTCCATCAGGTAAGTGTTATTTGGCAATGAAAGGACAATCTTCTTTCTGCCTACAACATCTTTTTTAAGCCCGATCTTAGCTAGATGCTCTGTGACATAGACGTAGTCTTCAGGCACGGCCTCGTGCATGTCAAAAGTGACAATCACTAATCCAGTCATGTTTCCCCCTGTGAGAGGGTATTTTAAAGTTTAGATGGTATGGAAAGCTACCAGTGTATCCCCCTGATCCATTTGTATACCGATCACGTTGCAGCGGATGCCGGCGCCAGTGGCCACCGACTTCACGCCGCCCGCGCCGTCAGCGGCGAGATCCTGAATGCCAGGGGTCAGGGCGGTGCCGGTGGTCCGGACTACGTGCACCAGATTGGTGCGCACGCCCACGCCGCCGTCGCGGCCCTTGCTGATGACCAGTCCGAGGAACAGCCCTCCAGCAGCGGGGCGGCTAACGGTGCCGCCCGCGGCGGTCGGACCGACGATGTCACCGATCTCGACGGTACCGGTGGTGCTGTAGCTGATGCCGTGGGTGGGGTCCTGTCCGCCGTAGCGGTACTTGGTGCCGACGCGAATGTTTTCAGGCATGACGACCTCCAAAGGTCAGAGAAGACGAAGGGCGAGGCTTAGCGGCGGCCGTAGAAGGCGCGGCCCTGGGGGGCTTTCCTGTCGCCAGGGCCCTTGCTGACCGGGCCGTTAGGGAATTTCCCGTCACGCACGCCCTCCAGCCGGGTGACCTCAGCGCGCAGGTCCTCGACACTGGCGGCTGCCCACACCCGCTTCTGGCGCTCGGCGGCCTGCTGACCCGCTTCGCCGTTCCCCTCGGCGGTGATGGTCAGGGCGCCGATCTGCTCAATCAGGCCCGCGCGGAAGCTCACGCCGTCAGCAGCCTGGGCACGCAGCGTCTGGAGGCGGGCCGTATCCAGCGCCTTGGGCCGCGTCTCGCCCTCGGGCAGCGCCACGCCCAGGGCGCTGTAGGCCGCCAGGATGGTGTCGGTCCGCGCGTTCAGGAGTTGCGTGTTCATGAACGCTTGGATGCCAGTCAGGTCGGTGGGCTCGAACTCGTGGAAGGTGCCATCGGCGGCTTGCAGTCGGATCTTCATGGGTGGGGCCTCCTGGGAGGGAGAGAGGGTGGGCGACGTGGCGGTAACGGGGAGTTGGATGTCGGAAGCAGTGGCGGCCGCCCCAGCGGCCATGGCGCCGGTGACGGCCAGGAAGTGGTCGCCCGGTTGCAGTGCTGCGGCACCAGGACTCGCCCGGCTGCGGGCGGGGGGACGCTGGCCACTGACGGCCCGGTCGACCTCGCCTTGCAGGGTGCCCAGGGCATCGGCGAGGCCCACGTTCACGGCCTGCTGCCCAATCCAGGTGTCGCCACTGCCCCAGCGCTCGCGGACCTGCTCGGCAGTGAGCCCCCGACCCGCTGCCACGTCGGCGATGAACACCTGAAACATGGCCTCGACCTTCTCGGTCAGAGCTGCGTCGAGGAGGTCGCTCATCGGCTCGCCCGGGCCGCCCGGCGCTTTGCGCTCCCCTGAGCGGTAGTAGTGGGTCGTCACGCCGGCCTGATCCTGAGCGCGGCTCATGTCACGCCAGGCGGCGATGATTCCGATGCTCCCGACCTCGGCCGTGCCGGTCGTGACGATGCGCGTGGCCCCGGCAACTGCCCAGAAGGCGGCGCTGCACATGGCCCCGTTGGCGACGGCCGTGGTGGGCTTCTTGCTCGCGGCGTAGCGCACGGCCTCGAACATCTGCTGGGTGCCGGCGACGGTGCCGCCGCCGCTGTCCACGTCAATGATGATCTCGACCACGTTGGGATCATCAGCAGCCCCGCGCACCTGTCGGGCGAACTGCTGGGGGCTGGTGCCGCCGCTCATCAGGTCCATGTCGTCGGCGCGGTTGTTGATGGTGCCGTGCAGCGCCAGGACCCGGATGGTCTGGGTCTGCGCGCCGCTCTCGCCCGTGCGCTCGGCGCCGTACTGGCGACTGGCAGCAGCGGCCGCCGCTTCGGACCGGGTGGGCTTTTCGCCGGCGAGGTAGAGGTTCACGATCCCAGCGACCATGTCCATGTCGGCGGGGAGGATGGCCCAAGGGCGGCCGAAGACGAGGGCAGCGACGTGCTCAAGATTGCTCGTCGTTCGGGGTTGTGGCATCAGGTTCACCTCCTGGAGGTGGAGTGGATGTTGGAGCTGGGGCCGGGGCCTGCGCAGCGCGCTTCTCACGGGCCTTGATGACCTCGTCGGCATCGAAACCGTCGCGCTCGGCCGCCCAACGCAGGTAGGGCTCGCCGTACAGCTCCACGTAGCGGCTGTCGGTATCGGCCTGCAGGTTGCCCGCCTTGGCATGGGCCTCGACGAACGGGTTCGGCGGGTCCTGGAAGGCCAGCTTGGCGACGGCGGGAATGCCGGCGAGTCGGAGGTGGAGGTTCAGCCCGAACTCGACCGTGCGGCTCACCGTCTGGCGCAGGCCCATCGCGTGGGCTAGGAGAATCGGGTAGACGACCTGCGCCAGGGCCTGGGTGGTCGAGTCCATCTTTCCCCTCATAAAGGGGAGGGTCAGGAGGCCGCTCCACACTTTCAGCGCGTTCATTTCCTCCAAGTCCGACAGCCCGCCCACGTTGCCAGTCAGGGGCACCGCCTTCATGTCGGTCCCCACCTCGAAGGCCCCCATGCCCAGGTCCCGCGCGGCCGTCGCGGCGTCGATCGCCGACTCGTACGCGCGGTACTGGGCCTCCTGGAAGTCCGGGTCGCTTTCATCCTCGAAGCCCAGCTCCTCCGGCGTTTTCGGAGGGATGGACATCAGCAGGAACACGCCCTGCGCCAGGAGGCGGATGACCTTGTCGATGCCGAGCGTGATGTTGGCCTTGCGTTCGAGCTCGGCCAGCGCACTGATCATGGCTGGGGTGCCGTGCTCCTCGCGGCCGCGCGTACCGTAGGGCGTGAAGCAGAAGGTCTGGTGACTGAGGGGCGTGGGGTTGTTCTGCTGCTGCCAGTAGCGCTCGTTGTCCTGGCGCCGGGGCGTGAGCTCCTCGGCGGGGATGATCTCCACGCCGGCCACCCCGTTGCGGCTGGGGGTGGGGTAGAACTCCATGCCACTGCCGCCAGCTTGGTAGACCTCGCGGATGCCGTTGGCGACCAGCTCGTGCAGGGGCAGGTGCAGGCGCTCCAGCAGGGCCGTGATCTCGCGCTCAGCCCGGGCGGCCGCGCTCTGGCTACCCTCGAACTCCACCCGGACTCCTGGGGTCCCGTCAGGCATCGGAGGGATGGCGAGGGCGATGAGGTCGGACATGGCCCCACCCGCGTCGGCGTCCTCGATGCAAACGCGGCGGCACTGGGCGATGGTCTCCAGACGGTCACGGTCCTGGTACCGCCCCAGCGACCAGTACGGCCCGAAGCTCCCGTCGCTGGGCGCCCTGGAGACGCGCCCCCCAGGAAGATCCTGAAGGGCGCGGGTGATGAGCTGTTGGGTGGTGGCAAGGGGGGAAGCACGGGCGCGGCGTGTGGGGACGGCCGCTGCGACCTGAGGCGCGCTGCTGTAGGACTTCTCAGCGAGCACGCGTTGAAGGGGGTTCTGCACGGGTTACCTCTTGGGTTGAGTGGCGTTGCGGCGGGCGGCGACAGTTGCTGCAGCACGGGCGGCGTTCGTCTGGCCAGTGGCGGTGGGCTTGCGCTCGGGCTTCTGCCCAATGAGCGTGGCCGCGTAGCGCAGGGCGTCCAGGCGGTGGAAGGTGGACTTGTCTTCGATCTTGTCGGTAGGCTCGCCGTCTTCGTCCAGCTCGCGGCTGTAGGTGGGCAGCTCACCGTCCGTGTCGTCGCCGCCGATCAGGCCGATCAAGTCGTCGAAGAACAGCAGCTGGTCACTCTTGAGGAGCGCATAGACCCGGTCGATGCCGACTTCGACCTCGCTCACCTCTGGCTTGAGCACGGGCAGCCCAGCCGCCGCAAACTCGTCGCGCCAGTTCTGCTCGCTCCCCGCCCCACCGACCGCGCGCACCCGGCCCATGGGCTCGCCCACGCGTAAGGCAGCCACGTGCTCCTTAGCGGTGCGGCTGCCGTGCAAGTACTCCTCGTACACGAACCAGCGCCTGGTCCCCGGTTCCTGCGCCAGCTTGAGCACGCAGGTGTTCACCGCCCCGAAGTCGCAGCCCCATACCCGCGGCCACTCGTCCGGTACCTTGAAGCGTTCCACCACGTGATCATCCGGTCGGAACACGTCGTAGATCAGACCTGCAGGCCGGGTGAAGATGCCGTCGTAGAACATCTTGAACTTCCAGTCAGGCATGGCGGCCTTGCGCTCGTCGTATTCCTCCCGGCTGAACATCGGGTTGTCCACCGAGCGGAAGTTGATCAGCTCGATGAGCTTCCCATCTGCCTTGTCGTGGAGGTCCCGTTTGAGCCAGCCGATGTAGTAGGGGGTGGTGCTGTAGAGCACGCGCCCCCGGTGGATGGCGAGGCGGCGCATGATCGCGTCCCAGGAGGCTTTCTTGAACTTCTTCTGCCCCGCCTCGTCCAACCAGGCGGCCTTGGCCGTGGCCGATTCCAGGCTGTCGGGATCCTGGGCGTGCCCGAAGAAGATCTGAGTGAGGATGTCCGAGTTGTGTCGGTCCCCGAAGGTGACCCGGCTGCCCTCCTCGCTGAACACGAACTTCTTCGTGGGCGAGCCCGTGTAGTCGCCCAGGCCCAACTGCCGGTCGAAGAGGCGCATGAACTCCGGTCGGAGCTTGAGCTCGAGAAGAGGGAAGGAGGGAGCGACCACGAGGTAATCGCCCGGCCCCTTGCGCTGAATCTCTCGGTACAGCCAAAGGGGACCGAACGATGTCTTGCCGCTTTGGGTGCCTGCCATGACCAGGACGTGCCGGGCCTCGCTGTTCCAAGCCCGGTACTGGCCCGCGTGAAGATTGACCTTCAACCGGCCATCTCGCACCTCAGTGAGGTCGTGGGGGGCAGTCACTGGGCACTCTCAGGCGGCACGATGTCGATCCCGATGACCATGCCCACCCGACCGGAGTGATCCACCTGAGCACGCTCGCGGTACTTCTCGGGGGCGAGGGCCTTGAGCCGGAAGATCAGGAGCGTATCGCTGAACTCGCGAACTGTCCCGGCCTTCACGCCCTGATAGAAGACGGGCTTGAGGGTGCCCTTGACCGCGCGCCGGTCGGCCTCGGCTTCCAGAACCTCGAGATAGATCTCTGCTGCCTGCGCCCATGCCGCAGCGAACGCCTCGTTGGTCTTCCTGTGCTCGTACGCCGTCGCACGACTGAGCCCCGACTTCTTGCAGGCCTTTGAGATATTCCCCGTCTCAGCGAGAGCCAGAAGGAATTTCTCCATTTTTTTAGCTGTCTGTTCTGTCTGTTCGGGCATGGACTTCACCTCCCTTCTGAGTGGCCTACAGGCGCGCTGGATGTCGTTCTCTGCGGCTCTCGCTTATGCCTGGGCTTCTGGTGATGTTGTCGAACCAGGTTAAGAATCCCCTCGCCGAGCCGCACAATGCGCAAAAAGCTGAGCGGGTAGGTTGAGGGGTGAACGAATACCAACTCGACAGCTTCATCCAACTCCAGGAAGGAGCAACCACTGTTACTACAGCCGCCCTCTCTCACGCCGATGTCGTGAGCCTGCGCGAGGCCCACAGAACCGGCGCCTTCGTGCAGGCCCGCACGAACATGTCGGTGGGTTACGCCGTTCTTGGGGTCAGCGCTACCCGGAGCGTCCGTGACCCAGACGGGCAAGAGCACCAAACCTTCAACCTGGTGTACAGCGGCGAACCGGAAGACTCCAGTCGTGCCTAGGCCTCGAGCCCAGGGCGTCGGCCTCCCATCTCGTCAGGGTTACGGTGTCATCAGCCAGCCGCAGGGTACTCTCGGGGATGACCCTTACTATGCCAAAGCTCGAAAGCCGTATTCGATTCATTGGCATCACCGCCCTTCTGACCAGTAGTAATTTGCTCGGCCGGGATGTTCAGTTGCTACGCGCGGCCCACACCGCCGGCAGCGGCCTACAGGGTCTGACAAACCTTGGGCTGGGTTACGGCGACTTGACAGTGAAGAGTGTAGATACCGTCACCACAAAAGGCAGGATCGTCCAGACCTTCACCATGACGTACAACGGCGAGGCGTAGGCGTCACCTCGTATTCGCACGGCAGAGGCGAGTAGGGCACGTCATTGCGGAGACCATGAAAAAGCCCCGCACTCGGCGGGGCCTGTAGAAGTTCATCGTGGGTCGTGCGCGTCCTGACACCTTCTGGACTCTAGGAAGAGAGTAAGCACTTTATTCCAAAAGTCAATGGGCGAGCTCACTCAGTTCCGATTGCATGCGTCGCAGAGCCGCTTCCGCCGCCTGCACACGCAACTGCACAGCTAAGGTCAGCACGGCCACGGCGTAGCGGGTCGCCCGCTCCCGGTTCTGGTGCCAGCGACCGTCCTCTCGCAGGAGGCTGCCTGGGCAGTTGGAACGCTCGTGCCGGAGCTTGTCCAGCATCTTGCCTAGGAGCTTGCGTTCCACCGTTCCGGCCTCCGTCATGCCCGTGATGATCGTCCCCACCTCTCCCTCTGTGAATTCCCCCTCTGGCGTGCGCAGGTACCGGGCAGGCGTCCGGGCGTTGCTCCCCAGGGTGATGAAGTCCAGCTCGGGTTCGGGGTCGTAGTGGAACGAGTAGGGAATCTTGACCTCTCGGATCTCCCAGGCCAGGAGGGCTTGGTACCAGGACTCGGCATAGGTGCGGGCGTCCTTGGCTTCACGGCGGCCGGCAGTCAGAGCGGCTGTGACCTCACGGGCCGTGGGCTTGAGGTGGCGGCGATGGGTACGGGCGGCCTGGCGCTCATCGCGTTCGGCTTCCAGGTCAGCAGCGGCGCGGTCCTCGGCCTGGGCCTTGGCGATCACGAGACGGGTCGGGTCGAACGGGTTGATCATGCAATGCTCCAATTCAGTTCAAGGGCGGCAGAGGTCTGTGGTATGCAGGAGATATGACCCCATTCGCCTCCTTGTCGCAGACCCAGCGCCTCGGGATCGCGCTGCTGCTCCTGTTCATCGTGATGGTGCCCAGGCAGACCGACACCCTCCTGGGTCAAGTGCTGCATAGCTTGCTGACGGTCGGCGCGATGGTCGGCTTCCTGCTTATCCTGCCGCGCCTCCCGGGGCAGCCTGTGCTCCGCTGGGCGCGCGTCTTCATGTGGGTCGCCGTGGCCTGCACCCTGTGGTTCAGCGTCCAGGGGATCTACTTACGGTGGCAGATCGACCAGCTGCATCAACTCACCCCCTGAAGTCACGCTTCCTCCTTCCAGCCCTTGCCGCTGCGCTTGACCATCACGAACGTCATGAAGGGGTAGGCCGCCTGCACTTCGCGCCACTTCACCTTGAACTCAGCTGTCTCCATGCCCTTCACATCCCGCGTGTCCACGCGCCCGTCTGCCCAGAAGCACAGGAAGTCGGCCACGTACCGCGTGCCCCCAGGCAGGTAGAACACTGGCTGACGCATGAGCCCCACCAGGTCACCCGCCTGGGCGGCGAGCTTGAGCAGGTCGTAGTAATCGGCCTCGGCCTTGCTGTCGAACTTGATGCCCTCGCGTTCACTGCGCACAGCTCCGAACTTGTGTGTAGCCTTCCGGCCAGGGTGAAAGTGCGTCACTGGGTGCTCTCCAGCTGTGCCTTGATCACGTCTGCATGGCAACGCAGCGGCGCACAGAAGCACACCAGGGCAACGTGCTTATCCACCGTCCGTTGCCTGAGCACATCCAGCGCCTGCCGGACATAGGGAGGCGCGTGATCCAGCCATGGCGCGTACAGCTCCACCGCCTCATCCCGGGTATGCCCGCCTCGCAAGGTGTTGGGGTTGCCCAGGATGCTGAAATCCTCGCCATACTCCGGCTGGTAACTCGTGCGCCGGCCCACGTATACCAGCATGTAACCGCTGGGCACGTCCATCAGCCTGCGCGCGTTCACCACGATGATCCGGACCATCACTCATCATCTCCCAACCGCTCAGGTGTGTCGTCGGTGAATCGCTCGGTGCTGGGTGGGGCAGACGCATCAAGCTGCGCTTGCAGTATGGCCGCGAGGGCGTCCAGCTCCTGTGCGCTGATCCGGGCCAGTTCCCGCTCCGGGCGGAGGCATCGCGCTGTCATCCCTGCGCCCCTTCCCAGAACTTGAAGCGGCTCATGTTGGCCTCGACGATCAGGGTCTTCGTGCCCCCGTTGCGGTTCTTCTTGACCAGCAGCTCCGCCCGGCCCGGCGTGTCGTTCTCGTCGTAATACTCGGGCCGGTGGATGAAGGTCACCGTGTCGGCGTCCTGTTCCAGTTCTCCCGAGTCGCGCAGGTCGGTGAGGTCCGGGCGGTTGTCGGCCCGGCGCACCACGTCGCGGGACAGCTGCGAGGCCAGGATGACCGGTACGCCCAGCCGCTTGGCCACCTCCCGCTTGAGGGTCTTGGCGATGTAGCCGTACACCTGGTTACGGTTGTCGGCCCGGGTGCGCGGTGCGTCGGCGCTGATGTGGCTGAGCTGGTCGATCAGCACCAGGCCTAGGGGCGCGATAGCGTGCTGTCGCCAGCAGGTCGCGATGATGCCGTCCAGGGTGTGCTCCGTGTCCAGCAGCCACAGGTGCCGGAAGCGCTCGAACTTGGCGGCCGCGTTCCGGAGGCGCTGAGCCTCGTCCGTCCGGGGCGTGCGGTCGTGATTGATGCCCACCCCGGCCATGCGGCACAGGGCGCGCATGCGCAGCGTCTCTGGGCTGTCTTCCAGGGTGAACAGCAGGGCACGGGCTGGATCGTGTGGGCCCCCCTGGGCAGCCGCCTGGGCGAGCTGACCCATCAGCAGGCTCTTGCCCATCGAGGGGCGTGCGGCCAGGATGTTCAGCGTCCCCGGCTGCCAGCCCCCCAGCACTGAGTCCCACGAGGGCAGGCCAGTCGTGATGCCCCGGTGCGCCTGGGGATTCAGCAGGCGCTCGAGCGCCGGATCGAGGTGGTCGGCCACGCTCTCGGTCGCGTCGCGGGGGGCCAGCGCGATCAACTCGGTGAGCGAGGCCTGGGCACTCGTGATGGCGGCCAGGTGGTCGGTCTCCGGGTCGTTCAGGCTGCGCTGCAGGTCCGCCCCGGTGTGCATGGCACGGTCGCGACGGTAGGCGCTCATGATGGCGTCGGCGGCGCCGGGCAGCTCACGCAGGGGGAGGCTATAGGCGCCGAGGTCGGGCAGGTCGCCACTTGTGATGTGCATGGGCCAGCCGGGCTTGCCCACGTAGGGCAGCAGGGTGGTCAGGCTGGGATCGTCGCCTGCGGCTTCGATGTCCAGGATGGCGCTCCACACGCCGGAGTGGTGGCGGAAGTGCTCGGGCTTGAGCACGCGGATCTCCGCGATGTGCAGGGCGGCGCTGTCCAGCAGGGCCTGGCCGATGATGCCCAGTTCGAGGTGGTAGGGGTTGCTGTGGCTCATGCGGATCTCCTCACGCTGGGCGCGGTGGCCGCCCAGGGCACAACGATGGATTCGGTGGCGTCGGCGCCGGTCTGGAGGGTCAACTTCTTCGCGGCGAGATCCACGTCGAGCACCTTCCCGCCCCGGCCGGAGCCGTCGGTCATCACCCGGACCTCGCCCACGGCAGGCGCTTCGGGATGGTCTTCGCCGGCCCCTGGGGTCTTCAGGTCGGCGGCGTACTGGCGCTGGAGTTCAGGGGGCCAGGGCTGCGAGCGGTCCAGCAGGAAGCTGAAGCCGGCACTGGTCACCCGGATGCCCTTGAGCGTGGGGGCGAGGCGGTGAGCGAGGCGCAGGAAGGTTTCGGAGTATTCCGTGTGCCAGCGGGGTAGCTCGTCGCGGTACCGGGCCACGAAGGCAGCTCCGGCGATGCGGTCGAAGAGCCGCCACGCCGCGGCGTCCGGGTGCTCGG